GTTCCTGAAGGATATAAGCTTGTAGGTATTGATGCAAGTCAACTAGAGTTAAGACTACTAGCTCATTATATGAGTGATGAAGATTATATAAACGAGATTATAAATGGAGATGTTCATACTGCTAATCAAAAACTTGCTGGATTAAAAACTAGAGACCAGGCTAAGACTTTTATTTATGCTTTAATATATGGTGCTGGAGATGAGAAGATAGGTAAGATCATAGGAGGAACTAAGGAAGACGGTAAAGGTTTGAGAGAAAGGTTTTTGAAGAACAACTCGTCATTTAAAATGTTAAAAGCTAGAGTAGATAGAGCAGCTTCTAAAAGATATTTAAAAGGTTTAGACGGAAGAAAAATATTTGTAAGACATAGACATGCAGCTTTAAATACTTTACTACAAGGAGGGGGAGCTATCTCTATGAAAAAAGCTATGTGCATCTTACAAGACATGATAGATTTAAACACAATAGATGCTAAGTTTGTAGCAAATATACATGATGAGTGGCAGATACAAGTTAAAAATACTCAAGCAGATTTTGTAGGAAGATTAGGAGTGGAGGCCATACAACAAGCTGGTGAACATTTTAATATGAGGTGTCCTTTAGACGGAGAGTATAAAGTGGGAGAAAGATGGAGTGAAACACACTAAACATTCTGAAAGTAGGAAAGGTGACATGGCAGAATACTATGCAGTTACCTGGCTATGGGATAATGGATATGAAGTGTTTAAGAATTGTGGGTGTACTGGGTTAGCAGACTTAGTGGTTAGAGATAAAGACGGTGTCTTAACTTTAATAGATGTTAAAACTGCTCAACCTCAAACTCAAAATAATAATAATTTAACAAAGTGTACTGGTAGAACTAAGAGACAAGTGAAAGCTGGAGTTCAAATACTTATGTTTGAACCTCTTAAAAGAAAACTATATTTTGTAAATCATAGGGAGAAACATGACAAAGAAACATAAATCAGAAGCTGGTCATTGGTATGATAAAGACGGTGAGCCAAGATATACAATTATAGGAGCTAATGGTAAGGAAAGAAATACTACATTAAGAGATGCAAAAAAAGAGGGATACGTACCCTCTGTAACTACTGTTTTAAATATTATAGCTAAACCTTCACTAGAAAATTGGAAAGTAACTCAAGCACTAAAATCTGCAATAGAGTTAGAAAGACATGAAGACGAGACTGATGATAGCTTTATCACTAGATGTAAGCAAAACTATAGAGAGATAGGGAAACAAGCAGCTAGAACAGGTACAAAGATACATGCTCAAATAGAGAGAGGATTTTTAGGAAAAACCAAAACTAAACCTTACAAGGTTATTATTAAGTGGTTAGAAGAAAACTTTCCTAACGAGGAATGGATAGCTGAAGACTCTTTTAGTTCTGAGTTAGGATACGGAGGTAAGATAGATTTATATTCTAAGTCAGGAATATTTGTAGACTTTAAAACTAAAGATAACTTGGAAGGTAAAGACCCTGCTAAGTTAGTTTACGATGAACATGGTATGCAGTTATCGGCCTATGCCCAGGGTTGTGGTTTTGATGAAGTTGAGAGAATATCTATTTTTGTGGATAGAAAAGATACAAGCTTAATTGCTTGTCACATTTGGGATAAAGAGTCACATAAAAAACACAAAGAAATGTTTAACAGTATATTAAAGTATTGGCAATTAGTTAAAAATTATGAATGGAAAACAAGCAAAAAGAATTAGAAACAGATCATTAGAACTTTTATTTGATTGGGTAAAAAGTTTAGTTCCTGAAGAAGAAGCTAGTAAAATGAAATTAGAGGATGCTTATAAAATGCTTCCTTCTCAGACTCACGTTTATGCTAATAGAAAACTTATGCTTTCAGTATTTTCTTTGAAGTGGATAGTGAAAAGAGTTAAAAAACTTTACAATAAAAAAAGATTAGAGGATATAACTTTAGAAGATATAACAGATTAAAGTATGAAAAAGAAAATAAATTATAAATTTAACGAAGGTAAAATATTAAATTTAGCAAAAGAATATATTGATAGTACTTATGCTCAAC